ATCTCCTGTCCAATTTTTACGATATTCTAGTGTTTCTTCTCCGTCACTACTAATATACTTGTAACGATTGCCTTGTTTTTCAAGCAAGCCTTTTGCTTCAAGCAAATCAAACATACCTGAGTATGGATCCATGCCTGTTTCATAAGGAATCTTTACTTGTACTGCTTCAAACGGTTTTGCATAACGTGTTTTCATAACCTTACACGCTGCACGAATACCATTTACTGTTGAAGTTTTGTTACCATCAGCATCTTCTTTAAGTTTTAGTTTCTTCATAGCAACAACCATCGAACTAGCATAAACAAAGCCACTACCACCTGAAATCTTATCATCTGGATCAAACATATCTTGTGATGCATAAGTGTGATTAGTAACACACATGCCTACATTGTATGAACCAAACATATTAACACAGTTAGTTACAAGTGCTTTTAGTGCTTTGGCCTTGCGACCCATATCACCTTTCATATCACCTGCTTCAAACTGATTAACTTCAGTTGGCGACATAAGCATACCTAGACTATCAACTACAAATAATACTTTAGGACGATCTTCTTCGTTCATCGAACGATAATCATCCATAAATGTTGAAATAGTTTTAGCAACATCGTCAATCATTGCCATGTTTAGTTTTAGTAGTTTGTCTTCTGATGTTTCTACACCTAGAGCGTGTAGCCACGTTTCGTCAAGAGCATTTTCACTGTCAATTAGCACAACAAAGATGCCTTGTTCTTGTGCTGACTTTACAATGTTGCCAGACACGATGTAAGATTTGCCTGCGCCTGATTCACCTGCAAACACGCTTACTTTGCCAAGCGGAATACCCTTACGGAAATCACCACTTAGTAGATAGTTAAGTGCAAAGTTGCCTGTGCTGATCCAGTCTTGTGGATCATTAAAGCCTGCACTCATACCTTTAATAGATTTTGTTAATGAGTTTCGAAACTTAGTAGGATCGAATGCTTTAGTAGCCATATTATCTCCTATTCTAAAAAGCGTAGGAAAGGGCCGAAGCCCTTTCTATTATTGACCTTGACGTGCTCTGATCATTGCTAGAATGTCTTGAGCGCCGCCTGCGTTTTCTTCTGCAGGTGCTGCTTCTGCTGCTGGAGCAGGATCTTGCCAACCTGTGTCAGTTGTAGTTTCTGCTACAGGAGTTGCAGCTGGAGCAGGCGTAGGCTGCGGTGCAGGTGCGCTTTGACTAGTTGCTGTAGCCTGCGGACTTGCTGCCATTTGTGGGTCACCTGTACGTGCTGCCATACCTGCTGGACGGAAGTATTGACTCCAACGATCTGCGTCATATGCTTCGCCATCTACTGATGCCTCAAACATTTCTTGCATTACTTTGATTTCAACTTCTCCTGGCTTTTTAGGAAGGAAGTCATTTAGATTATACAGACCATGTGTATTAACTGCATTCATTTCAGTATCGTTCAATGGACGCTCACGACGTGCCCAGTTTGATGTACCGTAGTCTGCGTAACCACCTTTTGAACCTTTGTTAAGACGGAAATCAATACCAGCAGTATAATCTGTTGGTAGTTCTTCCATATCTGGATCAAGTAGTGATTGCTTAATGATTTGGAAAATTTGTGGTCCAATAATGAAACGACGAATCGGATTCTCTGGAGTAGAATCTTCATTAAGTGGATTATCAACAACAAATCCTTGCATAATGTAAGAACGCTTTTTCCAGTACTTACGACCCATATCTTCTAGCGATGGATCTTTAAACCAGCCACGTACTTCTTGCAAAATGTTACAGCCTTCGCCATACATTTCCATACATGGAACTTGTACTTGTACTGGGCGACTCGATGTGTCACCTTTCACTCCTGCGAATGGAAGTTTGATCATCAAACGTTCTACCCAAAAGAAGTCGTTCGATTCATTGCCGTCTGGCAAGAAACGTAGCGTTGCTGTTTCGCCTTCTTGAATATTCCAAAATGGGTAAATTGCGTTATCGCCGCCGCTTGATTGATTGCCGCCTGTGCGGTTTTCTTGTTCTTTGAGCTTTGCTCGGATCTCTGCTAATGATGCCATAGTTATGCCTCCTTGTAAATTGCCTATGTGCTTTGTGCCTAATTGTGTAGCACAGTTATTATACTACACGAAAGTATTTATCTTGTCAAGCAATTTTTTCTAAATTATTGAGATCAGGAGGATTATTATGTTCTATCCAATTTTCTATTTCATTGTATAGTAAATCATGATTAGTCGGACTAAGGTGATTTGGCAATGATTTGTTAATATCTTTTTCCATACTATATAAACTAGGGCCACGACAAAATGTAAAGTTTTCAGTATCATTTACTGTAGTGTTAAATTTTTTGTACAATAAACTATCTTTGAAATCATCAAATACACTAATAACTAGCACCTTATTAAAAAATTGACTATATTCTTTTAATATGCCTACATATTGCAACTGCCGAAAATCTTCTAGTTTGTTGTGTAGATAGTATTTTTTATAAAAATTGTGTAGGAATTTTTTTTGACCTCTATAAAGCGAAGTTCTTTTTCTCATATACCTGTCTAACATTCCTCGAAAAACTACATCAATCATCACTGCTTGATCTTCAGGTTGTGCAGTAAAACTAAACTGCTTTCTTTCATCCCCTGATAAGAAAAATATTAAATCAATATTTTTTAATTCTTCTTCACTAGTATTTTGTAGTGCTTTGCGGAAAATCTGCATCATATACTCAGGGCCGGTGCCGCCGATTGCATAATTTACAGTATTGTACTTTTGAGCTACACGTTTTGACCAAGCATAAGATTTATTATAGGTATCGTTGGCATAGCTGTCCCCGAAAATCCAAACTTTTTGCATTATCTAAGGCCAGCTAGTTCTCTCATTCTGTTGTATTCATCAGAATCTTCGATTGATGGTTTTGCCATTTGAAAGGCTTCAAATGTCTGATGAACTGATTCGATAAACGCCTTAGCAGGTTCTATGAACTGCTCGCCGTAATCTTTTTCTACCATGGTAAGTACAGCGGTTTCGCCTTTTGGGAACTCGCCTGTTTCTCTATCGTAGTAAGATAAAATAAATTCGCCTAGTGGTGTCTTTTCGTCCTTTTCAAGTGTTATTTCGTCGCCATCTGGGCCTTGAATTTTGTCACCTTTTTTCTTGCCGTCTTTCTTTGCCTGACGTACAGCGTTAGCATATGCATTGCCTTCGCCGTGTGCATATTTGTTATCACGTGAATCCCAATATTCGTCTGCATCTTCTTGTGCTATTTGTAGGAGTTCTTTCATATCTTGCATTTCAGTGTCGCTTTGGACATCATATCCTAATTTACTAGATGGATTGTTACCCGAAGCGTGTACTTCAATTGATTTAGGATCAACAACTGGTCTGCCGTTATCGTCAATGTTAGCCTTGTATGTTACTGTTGCTGCATCTTCTTCGCCGTCGTCTCCAACAGCATCATAGTCAAACTCGCCTTCAAATTCTTCTGGATCAAAGCCTTCTGCAAATTGGCCCATTGATTTTTCAAATGCTGCTTCTAGTTCGTCTTCTTCTTTTACACACGATCCTTTTTCGCCTGCTTTTTTGCCAGGTACTTTACGATAGCCTTTCCAGCACTTGTCATAGATTTTACTATTACCGTGTCTTTCGCCTTCGTTTGTTTTTTTGTATTCTTCTGGATCACCAGTGCCGCCGCAATCTGGACAACTTTTAGGACAAGTTTCGTCGCAATCGTTTTTTGCTTCTCCTAATAAATCATCTGGTCCTAATTCTTTTGCTTTAGTAGCCTCTGAAACTAGATTATAGATATAAGGAAATACGTCTTTAAGTTCTTCGTTAAACTGTCTAATAGTTAATTGATCAATCCAGTTTTCTGCAACATCACTTGGAACATCTTCTAGTACTGGGGTTTCAAATGCTTCAAATGTTTGCTTGTAAAAACTTGGTTTTTGGAGACTTTCAACTGTTTTCTTAACTGTTTGTATACGCTCTTTAACAATGTCCATATACTCACTAAGACTCTCTGCCATTACTGCTGAACGACCCATATAAGTCTTAAACTTACGTAGTTTTGATAATTCTTCGCTTAGTCCAGTGATATGTTTACCAAAGTCGTCGTAAGGTTTGCCACCTTCAGCAACATGACGTGCCATTGCTCTTGCGCCAGTTAAATGCTTGTACGGATATTTAAATCTTTCTCCGTCTGCACTTTCAATATAAATCGTACCAATCTTTTGTGTACGACCCGATGCAAGTTCTTGATTAACACTTTCAGTGTGTTTAATTACAAGTCTTGCATTATCAACGTCTTGATAACTTATACGTGACGTGCCGTATAGTTTTGATTCATTCATTTTATCGTCCCCAGTTTTTGTTGCAAGGTATTTATAGTCTCTTTTTTCTAAATTTGATTTTGTAATATCTCTAGTATTAAATCCTAACATTCTTTTTTTAGAAAATGTTCTTAATTCTTTTAAAAACTCAAACCATAAACTTTTTGATACAGCATTTTCTACTACTTCTTTATTAAACATTACAACAACACCGTCATCAGCTGACAATGATATACTTACATTTCCAAAATCTTGATTTTTATCATTATATGCAAATTCAAAAAATCTTGCTTCTTTTGGATCGTTAACTACGTTTCCTTCGCCGTCGCCAATAGTTACATTGGAAAAACGTCCACGTATTTTTGAAAATAGTTCTTCTGCTGTTTGATCAAGTTTATCCATACTAATATTTATCCAAAGTTGCTAGATATGAAGATTGGCATAGGTGCTTCATAATCTTCATCTTGTTCTGCTTGATTAAAAGAATTATAAATTCTAGGATCCCAATCTTTGAGAACACTCATCATTCTAATGCATAATAGTGTAGCACTAACTAAATCGTCACTCATACCCGACTTTGCTTGAAAACTTGATCCAGTTGCAACAAAACCTTTTAATTCAGATAGCAATGGTTTACTTCTAACTATCATTTTATCATTTTCAACCATAGTTTTTAATCGACTACATGCTGTAATTTTAGTGCTGTGTGTAGTATTAAACCCTTTACGGAACTTGCGCACATGTCCTTTTCGAATAGGTTCAGACACAAATAGTCCTGGTATATTCTCTTCCCCAAAATCGTTTATAACGATTAGTGCTGCTTCTCCAATGCCGTTATTTTCTACACTCCAATATATACTATTATCGTTTCTTGTTTGATCTGCGATATACTTACATATGTCAGCAAGTACTCTAACCTGTCCAGGTATACCTGTTTGATTATGTTGCCATTCTGCTACTTGCTCATAGCTTGGTAATTCAAAAACTTGTATAGCTGCATTATCACCACCAGTACCCATGCTAGGATCTAAACCAACTGCATACGTAAATTCACTTGTAGGTTTTTTATACCAACGTGTTTGACCCATATTAAGAATTGGACTTTCGCCTTCCATTGCTGCTAGTTTTATACTGTTAATGAGTGTTTCGTCAAATACTAAGAATTCACAACCATATTCACGTCTAAACTTTTCTTCGCCTATACGACCAATTTCAGCTTCTTTCCATTCTTCATCTCTATCAGGATGTTCTTCCCACTCTGCTCTAAAACTATGGAATCCATTTATTCCAACTTCTTGTTCATTACCGTGTGCATCAAACTTGTCTTCAGCTTGTTTCCAAATAGTAGCAAATGTATCTTCGTCTGAGTTTGGTGTACTTGTAATAATAGCACGACCACCTGTTGCTAGTGTAGGTGATATTGAAGTCCAAAACTCTTCGGCAATGTTCGGTTGCACAAACGCCAACTCGTCAAAGTATCGTAATGATA